TCGCAGCAGGAATCGCCAAGCGTGCCGCGACTGCGGCTGAAGACAAGGAGAACGACTAATGCCAGCCGCATCCGCAGGGAACGTACTGTTCAGCAAGTTGGTCGCCTTCAAGGAGGCGACGCCAGGCACTATCCCAACGCTGACCAGCGGTGGCCGCAAGTTGCTCGTCACGCCAACTGGCGTCATCTCTGAAGGCACAACGATTGAACTCGGCACCGAGCGATCCGTTGCACTCCGCAACCCGCACATCGGCTCCACTGGCACCATCGTCTCCGTTGAGCCAACACTTAGCGCGACCGTTCCTGCAGTGAGCGTCGGCGAACTTCCGCTCTGGCTTTCAATGACACGCACCGATACGCCTTCGGGCACGGCTGCGCCATACGAGTGGGACTACGACTACTCAATGACGGCGGCGAACTCGCCAACCTCCTACACACTCATTGCAACCGACGGCACGCAGGCATACGCGGCGAACTACTGCCTCGCTGAGTCAATCACCATTGCGGCAGACCGCAGCGGACTGACGAACTTGAGCGCCTCGCTCTTCGCGCAGCAGATCGCCAAGAACAGCGCGACGCTTGCCGAAGGCACGCCGACCTCGCCGTTTATGGCTGGACGCCTCTGGAACGCCTTCCAGCACGGCTCGACCTTCCCAGGCACGGCTGACGGCACGGCGTACGAGTACCTGCTCGACTTCTCACTGGAGTTCAACGCAGGCATCACGCGCCAGGCGTACCTTGCAGGCACGACCGTGTTCAGCACACACGCTGAGAGCAACCCATTCAGCGGCACGCTGACGATGACGGTCTCCTCGACCGCTTCCGCAGTGAGCACCTGGTACGACGCATACAAGGCGGCAACGCCGAAGGGCGTGCGACTCTCGTGGAGCAACGGCACCTACAGCGCGCACATTATGGCGATGATCGTCCCAACCGAAGTGCAGCAGATGGCTGGCGCTGAAGATGGGCTGACGACGATGGCCGTGACTGGCACGCTGGTCTACGACACGGTGAGCGCGAAGAGCCTTCGCATCGTCGTGAACAGCGACTTGGCGGCGTTGCCGTAAGTTCAACCTAGTAGCAGAGGAGGAGGCTAGATGAGCCAGAGCAAGCCACAGTTCCGCACCGTAGAGATCACCTTGTCCGCGCCGTTTGACGGCTGGACAGCCACGATGAAGGCAGAGGGCGTCCCTGCTCGCGTCTTTATTGAGTTGCAGAGCGGGAGCGCCGAGCGCGCACTGAACGCACTGCAGAAACTCGTGATCACGCACAACTTCCTGACCGAAGATGGCGAGCCAGCGACAGAGGTGCTTGATGCACCAATGGACGCGCTGAGCGATGCGATCACCAAGTGGAGCGACGCGGTAGCAGCACTCCCCCCTCGATAAGGCTCGACGCCCAGCGGCTGGCGGCGGGTCGGACAATCTCGCCGCACCCGCTGATCGCAGCACATCTGATCGGTGAGAAGTTCCACATCCCACCGCACGAGGTTCTGGAGTGGGATGCACAAGACTTCACTCGTACACTGGCTCTAATGTCCGACCTGCAGCCAAAGGAGCAACGTGGCCGCTAACGATTCGCTGGTCCTTCAAATCAGGACCGACAAAAACTTTGATGACCTCCGCATCGGGTTCTATCAGGCGAGCAACCCAAGCGGCTTCAAGCGGATGCAGTCATTCGCTGCGCTCAACGCTGCACGCACGATGCTCAAGCCGATGCAGCAAGCGGCGCCTAAGGGCAGAACCACCGAGCGTCCAGGCAAGTTGGCGAAGAACGTCAAGGCTCGTGGCGTGCGCTTCAACAAGCCAGGAGCGGTGGTCGGAATCAAGGGTGGACGCTCTGGCGTCTTCTACGGCTGGTTTGTCGTGGAAGGTCGTGGTGGCGTGCGCCGAACGAAGTCAGGATCGGTTGCAGTGCGCCCAGTCACTGCGCGACCATTCGTCTCAGATACGGTCAAGAAGACGGGTACAATCGAGCGAGCAATGGAAGCCTTCTCTGCGACCACGGAGAAGTTCCTCAATGACGGCGCCTTCCGCGCCACCATCTTGAAGTTCAAGAGAGGGAATCAACGCTGATGGCTGCTGACCGCTCCGCAAACTTTGTCATCAAGGCGAAGGACGCCGCGACTGGGCCTCTGGGCAAGGTCGGCGGCGCGATGGGCAAACTGAAGAGAGTCAGCATCACGGCGTTCAAAGGCATCGCCACCGCAGCACTAGCAGCAGCGGGCGCAATCGCCGCATTTACCGCGAAGGCGATTCAGGGCGCGATTGAGGACGAGCGCTCAACGATTCTTACGAACGCCGCGCTCAAGGCGCGTGGCTTCGCGCTAGATGAACTCGCTCCGAAGATTGACGAGCAGATCAAGGCGGCGCAGAGGTTTGGCATTGCAGACGACAGGGTTCGCGCTGGACTAGAAGTCGGCTCACGATTCTTCAAGAACCAGACCAAGTTGCTCAAGGCAAACGAACTTGCGATGACCATCTCAGCCGTCACTGGCGAAGACCTAGAGTCGGTAGTTTCAAAGATCGGCAAGGCGGCAAACGGTTCAACGCGAGGACTCGCGCAACTTATCGGCCCGATTGAAAAGGGTGCCACAGTCAGCGATCTTTACGCGCAGGGGATGGGCAAGTTCAAAGATGTCGCTGAAGAACTTGCCAACAGCACCAGCGGGCGATTTGCGGCAGCACAAGAAATTTTCAATGAGCAGTTGGATGCATTTGGCGCGCAGTTTCTGCCTGTCGTCAGCGAAGCGCTGACGTTTCTTGTTGAGGAGGCCTTGCCAGCGTTTCAGGGATTACTGGATGAGATCGGCCCGATTCTCACTGATCTAGTAGATAACTTTGTGCGGCCAGTGATTGACTCGGTCGCCGAGTTGTTTTCGTTGTTTGAGGGCAGCGAAGATTCAATCTCCGTGCTTGAGTTGGCGCTGCTGCCGCTTCAGATTGCGCTCAAAGCAATCCAGACTGTAATTGACCTCATTGTCGCGGGCCTGAAGTTTATTGGGTTCAAGGGCAATGCTGAGAAGACAGCGTCACAGGCAGCGGACAATGCGTTCCGCGCTGGCGAGCGCGGCTCGATGTCGTATGCAGGAACGCGGTTCGGCTCAAGCGAGAATGTCATTACAACAAATACAAATCTGATCCTTGATGGGCGAGTAGTCGCCAAGACGACGAACACCGTGCTCGGTTCACAAACCAACGCAGCCACTGGCTCACGCACTAGCGGGCGCTGACGATGGCGACGGCGCCGTTCAGTTTCTTCGTTGATCTTCCGCAAGTAGCCACGGCGGTCCGCGTCTCCTCAACGGTGACGGTGACGACCTCCTCCGCACACGGACTCGCATCGGGAGCCTACGTGCAAATGGAGGGCGCAGCGGGAGCCGCTGGGACCTCAATGAATACCGTCGCACAGATCACCGTGACAAGCGGCACGGCGTTCACCTTCTCAGCCGCTGGCTCTGCTGGCACTGCAACCGTCGGGTCTGCCTGCGTATCACAGGACCTGCTCAACCCGCTGATCAACTACGCGCAAGGAACTGCGCGCGAGGCGGCTCTCTATGTGGACCCAGAGTCAATGCAGATGAGCGCCGCAGGAGACGGAGAGACCTCCTCGATGAGCCTCACGGTGATGCAGGACGACACCCCGAGCGATGGGCCGTGGTTCACGCTGATCCCAGACCAGGCACGGATCAGGCTCTACAAAGTTGCCACAGGCTCAGTGCCGACCGACGCCGACCTTTACTTCATCGGCGTCATCTCTGGCATTGCGGCAAGGATCAACGGCTCAGGTCAAGGAACGATTGCCGACGTCTCAATCGAGGAGGTCAATAGCATCCTTGACAAACTCGTGGTCTTTGGTCAGCCAGTGCAGGCGCGAGAGCCAGAAGGCGAGGGCGGCTTTGACCGCGTGAGCAATACGACAACGGTCACCACCAGCACCGACCACGGCTATGCAGTCGGGCAGCAGGTCAAGATTGCCAGCGTCATCGGTGGCGCTGGAACCTCTTTCAACGGAACCTTCACCATCAACGGCACGCCTGCCGATGACCAGTTCACCTACGCCAACTCAGGCAGCAATGCTGAGGGTGATAACTACCGAAACATCACCTCCATTGCGCTGAAGTCAAAGAGCAAGCAGTTAGTGCAAATCCAGATCACCAGCGGAGCGGCTCACGGATTGAGCAGTGGGGACACCGTTGAGATTCGTGGGGTCAGCGCAACGAGCGCGAGGGCAGAGAACCAAATCAACACGGTCTTCACTGGATCAAGCGTGACAAGGGTGAGTAGCACGGTTCTCCAAGTCAAGTTGAGCAGCGCCCTAGACAATGTTCAAACCTTCAGCGGCGGCGAGATTCGCGGAATCGCCACCATCACCCCGATTGGTGGAACTCAGGCACAGACCGTCATTCCGATCACAGGCGGCGAGGACGAGGGAGATGCCGTCCGCAAGGTGCTGGGAATCGTCGGAACCTATAAGAAAAAGTCGCCATCGGTGCAGCGTCTGCTCGCAACCAGCACGACTACGCAGATCGTCTCTTCGGTTGATGCCGCGTCCGACACTGGCGTGGCGATCCCAGTTGGAACACTGCGCTCAGTGCTTGACGCGATTGTGGAGGTCTACGGCGGACAAGACTCAAAGGAACGCCGCTACTACATCGACTTGAATCGCAGGCTGAACTATCGCCTCGTGGATGCGACGGCCATCCCGACCTACGCGACTGCTCCGTACAAAATCATCACAAGCGGAACGGCAGACCCAGACACGACCACCGCAGCCGCAACGATCTTCCCCTACAGCCTGAGCCTCAACTATGACCACCAGACCACCAAGCAGGCGCTGTTCCAGATCAGCGCGCAGAGCGGGGCTGGCGTCAAGAAGGTCGTGAACTACACAAGCGCAGGGTTCACCGAGCGCAAGAACGCGCCGATCTTTGACGACGTGGTGGATTACCCAACCGCATCAAAGAGTGTGGACAATCAGGTGCAACGAGCCGCAAAGTCGTACTTCCTAGAACGGCACAAGCCGCTGCTCACAGGCACCCTCACCCTTCGGGGCGCTGGCGACGCGGCGCACAATGCCGACGGATTCTCGGCTGGCTACTACCAGACTGGCGCCTCGACCTTTGCCTTGCAGAAGCGGTGGGAGCCTGGTCAGTTCGTGAGCATCGTCGCTCCTGAACTCGGACTGAACGGCCTGTATCGCGTTGAGCAGGTGGACTGGAGCCTTGAGCCTCGGTCGTTCTTCCAAGTCATTACAATCACCTTCAACCGAAGGAACCCGAACAACCTCGTGAACACAGTCAAGCGCGGAGGCAAGTAAATGGCACGCATCGGATCGGACAGCGGACTTGTCGGCAACAACTCAGGTGGAGTCTTTGACGATAGCGGCAACCCCATCGTCACCGCAGACACGGAGTTTGGCGCTTCGCCGCTCGGCATTGCGGCGCGCTCGCAGGCGCTCTACTTCCTGCCGAACCCATCCTTCAACATCCTGCCGCCTGACCCCGCTGCGCCAATCGTAGACAACGCCAACGCGCTGCCGTACTGGAGCGTTGAGGACTTGAG